CTACCTCCCTCTTTAAATATTGTTATTATTTGATCATCTGTAATACCAGACTTAATCATAAACTCTTTAAAAGAGTCATCTTGTTCAAATTCATTTGCTGAAGCCATAAGCCTATCTAAAAACCACTCTTTTAATTTGTTTTTTGTTAAAGGGTTTTCATTCATTAATTTTTCTGCATCCATAATTATTTTTTTATTAGTTCAATACTTTTTTTCATCTTATTTATATCAAGAATCTCCTTACCTTCATCAAATCCTTCCCATACCTCAAGACTATCATCCCAATCTATACCAAGTTTATTTTCCCAATACTTTATCATGTCATCTGTTTTATTAAACACTCTGTATTGAAGACTAATTTCATCTCTGTGTAAACCGTTCTTTTTAATCTTTATAACTTTTGGAAATAACTTTTGAAAGTTATCACTTGTCTCAGAATATCTACCTTGTTTGATTAAATCAAAGTCTGTCTCCCATTTCATATTAAGCTTGTATACTAATACAACAAAACCACCTTCATAATCGTAATCCTCAACAATTTCTGTGGTACGCTCATATTCATTATCAAGAAACTCTCTAAATTTTGCCAAGTCAGTAGGTAAGAACAAGACATAAATAACATTATTGTATTTAAAGTCTCGTCCTACATCATCTAAGTAAGCATTTATAAATCCATTATCTTTTAATGAATTCTTTGGCACCTTTAAAGAAGGTACCATAAATATACTAGTTATTGTGTTTTTCATTAGCGTTTTTTAATTCTTTATGTGTATATAATTTTAATACACTATAATATAACCTTGCTTGTTCTTTTGCTATCTTAGCATTACCACCACTTGATTTTAAGTAACCTTTAAATATAGCTTTAGTAAATTGATAGTCTGTCATACCTATGTGCATATTATCTCTACACCAAGCTTTACCAACTCCATAAGCTCCAGGTATACCATCACCACTATCTCCTATTACAACTTGAGAAGCTATAGCTAGTCTACTTTCTTCTTTAGAAATCTTCTTAAACTCTCCTAATGTATCACCATAACTTCTATAATTATAAAATGGTACATCAGGACAATTATATAGTACATCTTTATCTATAGCTGCTACAACACAATTACCCTCGCTCAATACATAACTATCATATACATAGTCATCAGCCTCTGCTCCTTGAGAAGGTATACACTGTAATTCATCTAACATATACTCTGCAATGATTGGAATTAGTGGATTCTTCTCTTTTCGATTTGATTTATAGTCAGGATAAAGTTTGTATCTAAAGTTACCACGACCTCCTATAAATATAAAGGTTTCTTGTATATTGTAAAACTCTTCTATATTATTATGAATCTCTTCTAACTTAGTTCTAGTTCTATATTTAGCTTCTTCTATTCTTTCTTCTTCTGTTGGAAACTCCATCAGAGAGTCTTCAGGAAAATGTGTGGCAAAATACATAATACTATCAGCGTCTATTATCAACACTCTTTGAGTGCTATCATACTTAAGAGGGCAGTTCTTAACTTCCTTTACAACTATATCAACTTCTTGTATGTCTGTTGTTTTAACGCCTGTGATCATAATGTATAATTTTTAACATGTTTAATTTCTCTAGTTAAGTATTCTAAAGCCTTGTTTAAATCTTCTAACTCATTGTCTTTACGACCTGCTCTAGTGAGATACTTAATCACATTACCTCTCGAAAAGGAAATATCATACTGGTGACAAAAGTCTATTACATCTAATGTATTCCGTGAGTCATAGTGACTTGGTTGAGTTATTTGTCTTAATAATTCTTTATCCATTTTTCTTCTTTTTAAATTGCTTTAACTGTTTTTCTAATTGTGTTTTTTGATCATGACAAGTTTTACAGAGTACTTGTAAGTTTTCCTGTTCACAAAACAGAGTATCTACAAAGGCTGGGAGATCGTTTGAGCAATTTAAGCTACCTGCAGGCTCTATATGATCTACATTAACTGCGTCTGACTTAAACCATTCTTTACATTTGTTACATTGATGTTCCCACTTCTGTCTTTTATTCTTACCTTTATATACTCTTCTTGCTAATTTCTTACACTCAGCAATTGGTTTCCACCATCTGCTTTTCTGTCTCAGTGCACTTCTAATCATTGACCAGAACATTGATTCTGTCATTGTTCCTGCATTCCTAGTTCTAGGAACTCTTGGTTTTATTGGTTTCTTTGTCATAATTTTAAAATTAAAGGGGATAACAAATATAATTTAAATAAATGCTATCCCCTAATTTATTAATCTACCATACGAACTCTAGCAGTAATTTCAGCTTTCATTTCTTCAAGACTTCCAATGATATTACGGACATCTACAGAAGATATGTTTGGTAAACTGAACTCATACTTGTTAGATTCTTTAGCAAAGCCTTCTTTAACTTTAGTTTGTAAATCATCAAGTTCACGTACAGCATACACCTCATCTAACTGAAGGGTATCAAACTGATTATCATGTAGAATACTTGTTGCTTCTTCTCTAGGTACAGTCATAATTGGAAGATACTCAAAACATCTACCTTTGTGTGTACCAATACCAACCACTTTCATAGGGTTGATAAGAACAAGAACAGATTGATCACCACATCCTACATAATGTATTTGATCTGCAGTAAAGTGTAAACCAGCTGCAGCACAATCTTGTGTTGACCAGTTACAATCTTCTTGTGGCATGTTTACCACTTTACCAATACGTATGTCAAATGTTTTAGTCCAATCATCTGTAAAACGATTCTCATGTCTGTTAGGTAGATCTAGATAAAGAGCTGTAAGTTTACCTATTTCTTCTCCATGATCTATCTTGTGAGTGACAGTATATTCATACTCTTCAACTTCACCTGTACCATCACATGTGTCACACTCTATCCAATCTCCTTCATTCCACTCATTTTCGTCATCATAATAATCACCTTCATCATAGTAACCACCTTCACCGTCACAGTCTGGACATGTTGTAGACTTAACAATGTCTTTCTCATATAACTTATCATCATGAACCAACTTGTACTCACCGTCCTTTAGGAATACAGTATAGTCATCTGGACTCTTTTTCCAAACAGCTTTCACTTTGTTGTAAGTGTTAGAGATGAAGTGTACAAGCTCTGGAGATCCATGAAGAGTAACAACATTACGTAATGCTACAAAGAATCCTTGTTTAGTAATACGGAAACTGTTCTCTTTTAGAAATCTATACAACTCATGTGCAACCTCAGCTCTTGGATTAAGAGCACACCACATAAAGAAGCGTTTAAGAGATTGATATTCATCATGCTCATTAAGAGGTATATTGAGTGACTGTGCCTCTGACACAGCTTCAATTAATTCTTCTACAAGCAACTGTGGTAAAGATCTAGATATACCTTTAAAGTAAACTGAATCTCCATCAAGGACAAACTCACCACTTTCTTCTAGTATCACAAGGCCCTTTCTAAGAGCCTTTAATCTTCTTTCTGATCTATCTCTTTCTGCAATTTCAGAAACTACATTAGAATCACTAACGATTGTATAAAGATCTCCAATAGTAACAGCTGACTCTGCACTATGATAATCATCTTCAGTAGCATTTACTTTAGATATTATAGAATCATCATGTAGTACAATAGTAAGCACATCGTTTACCAGTTTTATAGTTTTGTACGGATTTTCTTGAGGAGAACTATCGTTGTCTACCTCTTCAACTAGCTTATCAAGTTTCTTCTCGATAACTTTTTCAATTGAGTGGTCCACTTTATTTTTGAACCACTCTAAACTTAGAAATTTACTCATTTTTAATTGTTTTTAATTGTTTTAATTATTCTCTTGTTCTTCTATTTCTTTTCTATCTTTAATAAACTCATAGTGAGCATTTATAGGAATACCATTACACTTAAACAGTTGAGCTAAACAGTCTAAAATACCATCCTGTTTATAACTACCACCACTTAAACAACTTGCCATAGTATTCACATAAGTATGCTCTCTAAAGAATGCATCTAATTCTTCTATCAAATCATAAATCTCAGCATTATATAGATTATTAGCCTCAGCATCTTCAAGTAATTTAAGCCCATCTGTATATGACTGATATCTACCACCTGAAATATATAGTTTTTGGTATTCCGATATCTTTGTCAATTTATCTGATAGTGTAGGTTTAACTTTACTAATTAAATAACTTTTATCAAATATATCAGAAATATGATCTTTCCGTATAAATCTCCAGCAACATAATGCAGTCATGTATTTAATAAACATATTATCACCCTTTATGAAGTCATCATAAGAAACTAGATTATCAATCTTAGGAGACTTTTCTAACGCATCTAACTCTCTCTGTGAAAAGGTAAGATATTTTATAGGCATACGTTTAGTTTCTTCATACAAGTTGTCAAGCTTCATGTAATCATCATGATGAGTGTATACATAAGTAGCATTCCCTTCTTCCACAGATTCAATATTAATTCGATGTGATACAAACTTACAGTTTCTACCATCATTATATCTGAGAAGATCTTCAGCTACTTTACAATTAAAGTCTCCTGCAACTTTTTCACCTTTAGCAGCTTTAGTAGCTCGCATCTTAGATACAGTGTTAGCTTTTCTATCATCTATCCACTCTTGAGGAACCTCAATAGTATCAGCATCTTTAATAGATTCTAAAAGTAATGATGCAACACGCTGAAAGTCCTCGATTACACCTCTCCACTGATGCTTAGGGTAATTAGTTAACTTTAGAATATCATAATAGTTATCAACAGAGCTACTACCAGTTAAAGGAGACCTTAATGGATATTCCTTTTTTTTACGAATAAATGTAACTCTTCTAAGATTATTATTCTTATCATTATCAATTAAGTCTTGAGCTATTTCTCTAAGATATGCCTTTTTATGACCTCTCATTGAATCTTGCATTCTGAATTGATAATTGCCTATATCACTCCAATTTACATTTTTACCCCAATGACTATCTTTTACCTTATACATTCTACCATTCTCATATCTGTGACTACACGTATATTCTCCTAAGATATAATGAAACTCATGTTTACCAAATGTAGAAATGTCCCAAGTGTCCACTCCTTCAAGTTTTGGTTTAGCAAAAGGAATTGTTATATAATCTTTTAGAGAGTTAAGATTAAACTTTTTTCCAAATAAGTCTATATTTCTTGTATCAGCATAATAATAGTTTAGAAAACCATGAACGTCATCACTATCTATAACACTACTATTATATTTTTCTACATAATAATTAGAAAACTCACTTAACTTCTTAAGAATCTTTGACTTTGTTTCTTTTGTATAAATTAAAGACTCTCTATTAGGAGTTGGAAATAAACCATCTGTTAAACTAAATCTTAAACCTACAGGCATGTATATAGTTTCTACACCTAGCTTGTCAAAATCAAGAGGATAATAAACATTATCAAGACAAATATGTAACTTGTCATCTTCAGCTAGTTCAGAAAACTGAAATAGTTTAGATCTATGAATAGTAAAATTATTATCAACATCATCTACATTAAAGTATACATCCTCAAAGTATGCAAGCTGTTGCTTAATCTTTCTAAGAAAATCAGATTTATCACCCCACTTTATAGGTACAGTAACTTTTACACCATTACACTCTGTTGTAGGAGTTTCATTAATTAAATCAATAGTGTTTGTTTCCTCACCCTCATACATCATATACTTACGTTCCATACCATCTTTTCTACATGTAAAATAGAAACTACTAGCATAAGCTAAAGGAGCCTTGAAACCAAGACCCATCATACCAAGTTCTGTATCACTATTACGTTTAGTAGACTTACCATACTTACTAATAATATTTTCTACATCACCATGATCTAAGCCTGTACCAAAATCCTCAACAGAGAATTCCCAATTATTAGAATTATTCATAACTAATGATACAACTATAGGTTTATTCACCCCAGCTCGTCTATGACTATCAAGTGCATTACTTGCACATTCTCTAACAGTTGAACCTATTGCATCTGAATAAAGGTTCTTACTTAACATCTGCATCAAAACTTGTGCAGAATCCATGTCTAATGACATGCCTATACTCTCATTTTTCTGTCCTGAGTATAGAACATGTGCTTGTTTTTGTTTTTCTAATCGCATTTTACTATTTATTTATTTATTAATTCTTGTTCTCTTTTTACTAACCAGATTGATTTCCATACAAAATCAAATCTCACCTTTTCTTTATCATCTGCATGCTTAACTCCAAACCTACTGTTAATTCTATTACATATAGCTGATGTCCATACCATACAAGGATTACCCTGCCAATCTTTAGATTGTTTTTGTTTTGGAGGTCTTACAATTTGCATGTAGTTGAGG